GGTATCACAGCTGTGATATATGCAAGGACTGGTAAGCCTAATGTAACGATGGCTGCAATTGAAGACATGTATTATCTGCGTCTTGTTAGCAATGACATTTCCACGGGCATCGATCTATTGTACAGCAATGCAAACATCCTAACTGATCTTGGATTTGCCACACCTGAACCAACTCAGATCATACTACCAGTTCATAGCTACGGAACTGTTAGTGAGTTTGTAGTTGATGCATACAGCACTAACGTCACATCTGGCATGATGGAAAACAGCATCTGGCAGAAGATAGAACAGACCACCATGGACGGTACAACTGATGCATGGTGGTTCTTGGTCGGCAGTACCAATAGTCAATTCCCTGGTTGGGGATGGCAGGAAGCTGCTCCGCGAGTAATCAAGGGCACGGTTTCAAATCCAACATTTACCGTGGGCACGCAATGCACTATCAGCATCGGCGATGCTATTCCAGTAACCATCACCCTAAGCGGCACATCGTTGGCATCGTTCGTCACTGACATCAACGCAGTGCTAGATGCTAACAGCTTCAATGCATATGCATCTATCGCAACATCTGGTTCAAGCAATTATCTGGTGATAACGAACTATGATTCATCAGATACACAATTTAATGACATCAGCATACAATCTGGTACAACGCATCCGTGGCTGAATGCTGGTATATCAACCAGCCAGACATACTATGGCAGCGTCACTGGATCAGTATCTAATCCGTCATTCGTAGCTGCAACTCTCTATACTGCAAGTGCTACGGTGGTTAATCCAGGTGCAGGCTATGCTTGCGGTGAAAGTCTAAACATCGTTGGCGGTGTGCATTCTATCGTAGGTGTGCTTTCAGTTGCAAGCATACAGGCAATATCTGTAGCCATTGCAGCCACAGGTAGTGGATATGCTGTCAATGACACGTTGATATTCTCTGCAGGTTTCACTAGTCCTGTTATTGCTACTGTTACAAACATTGGCGGCGGGGGTGCGATCACCGGATTGAGTCTGACCAACGCTGGTCAGTTCACAGGAGTAACACCATCCAATCCAGTGGCACCCGATTCAACAAGTGGCAACGGTATCAATGCAACCGTTACGATAGGTTGGGGAGTTGGCACAGTTACAATAGCCAGCCAAGGTGCCTACACAGTAGCCCCAACAAACCCAGTTAGCACCACCGGCGGCGGCAGCGGCGCCACATTTAATGTAACCATGGGCTTCCTAACCAGCAATACATTTACCATTGATCCTGGTACTGGCAATCCGGTCACTATACATGTTCCTGCATCGCCAAATAACACATTGGCAGGTGTTGTATCGGCTATCAATGCTGCATTCCCTGCTGGTCCAATAGTAGCATCTATTGCTTCAGGCAATTACTTGCAGATTACCAACACCAATAATACACAGTTCGTTCTAAACGATGTAAGCGGAACGCCTCTGGGAGATGCTGGCATAAAGATAGGTTATGTTTTCGGACGCAAATTGACCTATCAAGGTTATTATCCAAGCCTAACAGTCCCTAGCAGCTTACCTCAGCTTGCATCTACCAATGTGTGGATCAACACAACTGCGCAGGATAGAGGAACCAATATTGTGGTTCGCAAGTATAACGGAACACTATGGATACAACAGAATGTTCATCCAAACAGCGGTAACATCCCGATGTACAGCAGCGATGCTGTTGCTAATTCGGCATTTGGAGCTAGCAGGGTGATTGGTACTATCTATGCACGTTATAATGCGGACGGCAATAATCCACCAGAAGCCAATACTGTGTTGTATGAATGGGACGGCTCTGCATGGGTTCCATTAGACTATACGCCCAGCAACACTGCGCCTGTAGGAGCCCCAGCTGACGGTACGCTGTGGTATAACACATATCTGCAAGTTGACATCATGGTTGGCAATGGCATGATATGGCAGGGCTATAAGAATGCATATCCTGCAACTGATCCACTTGGTCCAACCATAAGTGGTAGCATGCCAACTACACAACAAGACGGAGTTAGCCCGCTTGTCACCAACGATATATGGATAGACAGCAGCGCAGTGCCATACCCAGTAATATATAGGTATAATGGCAGCTCGTTCTCGTTGGTAGATAATACCAATCACACCAGTCCGGCAGGTATCATATTCACTGATGCTCGTTGGAACAGCAATGGTCAAACGACTGGTAGCCAAGCACCTAGTGCTATGGTACTCAGCAATTATGTTGATAGCGACGCTCCTAATGCAGAACTTTATCCAGCAGGCATGTTGCTGTTTAACACACGTTATAGCACCTATAATGTCAAGCGTTATGTCGCTGATGCCTTCCCAACATTGAGTGCTCCTTATCTCAAATGGACTTGGGAGACAGCAAGCGGTAATCGACCAGATGGTACGCCATACATGGGATTAGATGCACAGCGCGTGATGGTAACAGAAGCGTTGAATGCAAGCCTTGTTAGCAATCAAGCAATACGCGGCGATGCAATCAACTATAATCTACTTGCAACTCCTGGCTATATTGAGTGCTTGGCAAACATGATTGGTCTTAACACTGATCGTAATAATACAGCTTTCATCATAGCAGATCCTCCTGGTACATTGCCTGCAGACACCACTAGCCTTCAAGCGTGGGCAACGAATGCAAACAACGCATATGAAGATGGCGTAGACGGTCTTATCAATCACAGTCCGTATGCAGGCGTTTATTATCCTTGGGCATTGGCAACTAACCTAGACGGAACCAATGTGTTTATACCACCAAGCGAAATGGCTCTACGCACCTATGCATACAATGACCAAGTAGCTTATCCGTGGTTCGCTCCTGCAGGATTTAATCGCGGATTGGTCACAGGTGTAGAAAGCGTTGGATACCTCAAGACAGACGGAACCTATCAACCTGTTAGCTTGAATCAAGGACAGCGCGATGTACTATATGTCAACAGCATCAATCCAATTAGCTTCATACCTAATCGCGGATTGGTGATATTTGGACAGAAGACATTGAATCCTATTGCAACAGCATTGGATCGTGTCAACGTAGCTCGCTTGATCAACTATTTGTCTTATAACTTGAATGTGTTGGCACAACCGTTCTTGTTCGAACCAAATGATCAGCAGACTCGTCAGAGTGTGACCAACACATTCAACAGCTTCATGGGTAATCTAGTTGGACTGCGTGCATTGTATGACTACGCAGTGGTTTGCGATACCAGCAATAACACACCTGCTCGCATCGATGCAAACGAACTATGGATTGACATCGCTATCAAGCCAGAGAAGGCGATCGAATTCATATACATTCCAATCAGGGTACTTAACTTGAGCGATCCGCTACCAGGTGGCGCTCAACAGCAAGGGTCGCAGACAAGCATAGCTGGATGATAATAATAAACCGGGCTAAATGCCCGGTTTATCTTTTGTCCTGATGACAGTTAAATACTTCATGGACGAAAATCTAGAGTTAAATCTAAAGAACGATATCAGCGCTGCTCTCTATTCATATCTTGCAGGACTCCACAGCCAGCTTGAAAACAGCACTAGTTCTGAAGTTGCAAACGATATCGTGTTGACAGTACTAGGTTTGAACATTGGACACATCTTGGGTCAATTAGATCCACAGTCCCGTGAAAAGAATCTAAATCTGGTCAACCATATAATCAATGATCAGATTACAGAAGTCAGTAAGTTGAGCGATATAGATACCTACGGATTTGTTGGACACGCTTGAGATCACTCATATAATACAAGATGTCAGACTGTTGGTGCCCATTACCTTGGATCAGTGCAGATATCCGTAACAACGGAGACATGCGAGTGTGCAGCCATAGCCAACAAGGTCACGATAATGGCCTGTTGAGGAAATCTGATGGATCGACATACAATGCCACGGTAGATGCAGTATCTGATGCACGGAACAGCGACTTACTCAAGACAATCCGATTAGACATGCTAGCTGGGCGTTGGAATCCTGCATGCAAGAGATGCCAACATGAAAATCAGTCGGGTTTGCTGAGCAGAAACAAGAACGAAACCAAACTCTGGCAGGATATGTTCACTGAAGACATGGCCAAGAATTTCACCGCTACAGATGGATCTATAGACGATCAGACCTCTCCGATAATGCATTATGGTCTACGCTTGGGCAATAAATGTAACATTAAATGCAGAAGTTGCGGACCAACAGAAAGCAATTTTTGGTATGAGGATTATGTAGAGCTATGGCATACCAACAGATATAAGGAAAGTTTTGGTCAGGTAACACTTGAACGAAATGAGCAAGGCAAGCTATCTCCAGATATAGATCATTATAGATGGTATGAGTCGCCTAAGTTTTGGCAATATGTTGAAACCAATGCTAGACATATACGGCATGTTCACACGGTTGGCGGAGAGCCAATGCTGATAGATCAGCAATGGGAATTTTTAAAACGCTGTATTGACATGGGTATCAGCCGAGATATGATCATAGAATATAACAGCAATGTTGTAAAGATACCTCCAATAGCCTGGGAATTATGGCCACACTTCAAGCAGGTTAGAATAGGTGCTAGCGTCGATGGTATTGGTGCAGTGAATGATTATATAAGATATCCTAGCCAATGGCACATGATTGAAGAAAACCTAAATCGCATAGATGCCTGTGATAATATCAATTTCATAGTATGGATAGCCAGCACTGTTATGACCTATAACATATATCATCTGCCAGACATGCTAGAATGGTTCATGCGGAAGAAATATAGGAAATTTGGTTACACCGCAGATTCGCCGTTGATATATTTCCATCCACTTTATGGACCAAAGCATCTGAATGCACGATCACTGCCTCTGGATGTAAAGAAAGCTATAGCCAAGAGGTTCACAGATTGCATCCCGCATCTGCATGACTTGGCAGACAGCTTGTATGATGATAATCATCCAAGGCGAGATGAGATCAAACACGGAGTGATAAAGCATCTGGAGAGATGGTCAAACTTCATGATGCATGAAGATCTGCAGGAATTGATGCCCAAGTTTTGGAGATTCACTGATAACTTAGACAGGATACGCGGCGAGAGCATCCAGTTGAGTTTACCAGAATTGTACGATCTCATCGCAGGGACTCGACCATGATCAGCAAGGAAAGTTTGATTGAGCAAAAACTGGTAGGTAAGCAGACTGCTGCAGTATATGATTATAGATTCGTTGAGTTGTTTAAGAACATACCATGGCATGATTGGTATGCTCAAGACGGCGATCCTCTAGACTGCAGATTAGAATACCTTGATACCTATCTGCATTATCTAAAAAACATGAAATTATCGTCAGTTGATGGATTAGATAGGTTTACACAACACCATCTTATCAACGGCTGTACGCAGACTTTTGACGAAGCATACCATCGATATTCGATGAGACGCTTGCGCATATATCGCGGCGAATATGCATATCACAAGCGCATCGTAAGCAACTATGTTTTTATAGAAGATGCTCCGTTGGCAATGGGTGATTGGGTAATAGTAAGCGTGCCTCACTGTTCAACTGGTGACGTACCTAATGATTTCTATCGCTTGCTGGATAGATGTGCAGATCTAAAAATTCCGGTGATAGTTGATTGTGCTTACATAGGTACCTGTGTTGATGTTAAAGTTTCAGTTGATCATCCTGCTATCGAAAGCGTGAGCTTCAGCCTCACCAAGGGCACAGGCACTGGACGCATACGCAGTGGTATAAGATATAGTAATATTGATGACGATTATCCAATCTGTCAGCAAAATAGATATGACCATACCGTGTTAGGCGCTGCTAAGGTTGGTATATATTTCATGCAGAATCTCGAAAGTCCTGATTATATTCCAAAGAGATACAGGCAGCATCAGCTCGGCGTATGTGCTGATGCTGGTATAGTAGCAACAAAGTGCATGCATATTGCCATAGGCGGCGAAGATTGGTCTGATTTTAATATAGATGGCTATAATAGAATAGGGATACGAAATCTAGTCAAGGCTAGGAAACAGGGAAAGATATGACAGATACATGGTGCCCAATACCTTGGAATTTCCAGGCAATACGCAGCAATGGCGATGTTAGAGTATGCTGTCAAGCCAACATCACCAAGAACAAGGGTGTTCTTCGTAAACAAGACGGCGTAGCTTATAACGCAGCACGAGATGATCTAATAGCAGCGCGTAACAGTGATCTTATCAAGATCATGCGTAAAAACATGATGAATGGTATATGGAGTGACGAATGCAAGCGCTGCCAGATCGAGGAAGAGTCTGGATTGGTTAGTCGTAGGAACTATGAGCATGACAGGTGGCCAAATCTACGCAAAGAAGATGTGCAACCATATACATCAGAAGATGGCACCATTGATACCATCGCATTACCTGTTGAATATTATGATCTGAGATTTGGGAATTTTTGCAACCTTGGTTGCAGAATGTGCGGCCCAACTGATAGCACAGGGTGGTATGACAACTGGGTAGCACTGACAGGCTCAACCGAATTTGAAGATA